TCAGTCGGGCAAACAGCTCTTCGTCGCTTGCCCGACCAACACGTTTTTTGAGGGATCCTCCTCGCTCTCGACATAGCGTTTGGTGCCCTTGACCATCGCTTCCATGATCGCAGTCTTGTAACCGGAGAGATCCAATGGTGTGGTGAGCAGCTCGACTGCTTCCTCGGTTAAAAGCTCACGCTTATTATCCGGCTCAAGAAGGTTGTGCACGAGCGTGCTCTGATTGGCGAGCAGCGTGATCAGCCACACTACCTCGTCCAACGCGAGCTCAAAGTTCTCCGCTTTCATGAGCTTGTCGCCAAGGTGCTCCAACCCACCGTATCGCTTCGCGATTTCTTTGGTCGCACGCGTGGTTAGGAGCATTTCATACTCCCGATTGCCGATCCGGATCATAGCGCCTCTGTCGTTTTCCATATGATTAACCCTCCGCCGCAAACGTCGGCTCATAGACCTGCGTATACCAACCCGAGATTGTCGCCGCCGGTACGCTGGTATCATCCTCGTTGACTTCGGCCTTCCACGGATGCTTGCCCTGGCCATCCAGCTTGTTGCGCCGGATGATCGTTCCCTCGATCGACGGGGTCGAAAACGTGATGTTGTCGCCCTTCGTCTGCAGGTTCGTCGCGGGAATGCCGAACACGACGCGGTAAAGCCAGAAGTAGCGATATTTGCCGTTGCTCTTCTTTGCGCGGAATCCGATCGCGACCGGCTGCCCGCCGTTCTCGCTCTGCGACACCAGCACCTTGTTATCATCAATCTGAGACCCAGTCAGGTCGCTAGCGACCAGCGCGCCGATGTTGTCGATGCCCAGCGTAAGCGTTCCGCTCTTGAACTCTTTGACCACCTCTGCTGCGCCATCGTCGGCGTAGAGTGTTGCTTCGTTGATATCGATTTTCAATTCCGCGGACATCGCCTTGGCAAGCGAAACGGGCGCGGCATAGGTTTCATCGCCGTTCGCGCCTTCAGTGATCTTCGCGTAATACAATTTATCCAATCCGATGGTTGCCATCTATTCTTCCTCCATGTATTCCTTCGCCACATCGATGACAAAGTGGTGATAGCCCGTATCCTCTTCCAACCCGATATAGCGACGTTCGGATACCAGATATCCTGCCGTGAGCAGCAGTCGAACGAGCTGCCGTTTCTTCGCGCCATAGTTGCCCTTCGAAAAGAGCGACAGCCGCGCTTCCTCAATGTTCATGCCCGGAGCATTATCTGAAAACAGTTCGAAGTGCTCCGAGATCGGCGTGATCACGACATACTCGTCCGGCGCAGTAGTAGAGAAAACGCCGGTCTCCACAGGAAGTCCGGCACTCTCGACGATCGTATTCAATTCTTCCAACATACTCACGGGATATCCAGTTCCTCCTTCATTACGCGTTGCATCTCCTCGATGCACGGCTTCCGGCTCGAGGACTTGGTCTGCTTCAAAAACGGCTTCGGCGGCTGGCCGTGCTTGCCGTATTCCAGGACGTTAGCGAGCATAGCGTTGCTCACGTCGCCCCGCCCTTCCGAAAAACCGACCTTCACATCTAGATTTCCGGCACGATCCAATTTTGCGGGTGATACGCCCAGCGACGAGGCAAGCTTGCCGGTCGAGCGCGATTTGGTCTTCGTGCCACGCCCGATCGCCGCTTGCAGATTCGATTTCATCTTCTCCATGACAACCTTGCCGCCCGCCGCGAGCGCTTTGGGGATTGCAATGTCGAGCGCATTGCCCATACCGGCGATTTGGTTCAGGAACGCATCCGGCATTTCGATCTTCACCTTAGCCATCCGGCGTCACCTTCTTTGCCAAAACTTCAAGGTACATCCCTCTGCCCTTCACATCCTCCACGGACGTGATTTCAAAGCGATCATCGCCGCAAAGGATCACATGAGCTGAGGTCACGATCAGGCTCCGTATAACTCGAAACCGGAATAAATCCGTCGCCTCTGAAAAGGCGGCGCGGTTGACCCATTTCTGAGAACCGTGCCGCCCTTCCCGATATGCAAACACCGATCTAATGACTTGATCGGTCTTCGTTGCGAACCCTTCCGTGTCTTTCGTCACTTCTTCCTGCGCGATCGAAATCAGCGTGTTCATTCTGCCGAAGCTCATGAACCCACCTTCCAGTCGCGGTCAAGGCGGAGCAGCGTATTCACTGTGTTCCATACCTGCTGCCCCGCCTGCACGTTGTCCGCAAAGAATCCACCCGTACTGCCATCCCGGCTTTCATAGAAATGGGATGCCAGCATGATCACTGCAGCCTCGGTTGTCGGCGGCATCGCTGCTACTTCATAGGTTCCGGCGGTCAGGTGCTGGTAGCTCTCGGTGTAGGACACTGCAGCGTCGATCAGACGCTGGATGAGTTCATCATCCGCGTCGTGCGTCAGGATCAGGTTCGCCTTGACTTTACTCAGCAGCGTCGCCATGTCTTTAAGACGCACCCGGCTGGTCAGCCGCCATGATTCCCGCGTTCTTGAGCTTTAGAAGAAGTGCGTTGAAATCACTCTTGAGGTCGGCGATGGTCGTTGCGGCACTTTCCGCTTGATTCGTCGCCTGATACACGCTGCCAGCGGTTTGCTCAGTTGCATATCCCGATTGCAGCCCAGTGACGGTGGCGGTATCCAGCACCTCTAGAGTACCGCCAATCACTAACCGATCCCCACCGTCGGTTAGGTAGTTTTTACAGTTGCGGGTCACGTCCCCCGCCGGAGTTTCAATGATTTCCATGTAGCCCCTCCGTTACGCCTTCTGTTGCAGGACCTTGATCGCTTCGGGCAGAATCAGCTTACCGTCGAGACGCTGGGAAGCGAGGAAGCCAATCTGGCCGGTGGTTGCATACAGCTCATTCAGACGCTTGAACGTGCGGCCCTGACGATCGGCGATCCAGTAATAGGAGAAGTCACCGAACGCGATGGATTTGTTGCC